TCGAGCTCAAGGGCGAGACCATGTCGGGGGTCCTCGCCCTGGTCAGCCCGGAGTTCTTCGACAGGCTGATCGGCCATGCCAAGGTCGAGGACGCATACAAGTACTTCTCGTCCACCGGTGCTCAGCCGCTGCGCGAGGACACCCGCCGCCGCTTCCCGTTCGGAGGCATCGTCTTCGAGGAGTACAACGCCACCGTCACGCTTTCCACTGGTACCACCGAGACGCTGGTGCCGGCGGGCGAGGGCATCGCCTTCCCGCTTGGTACGCTGGATACCTTCGTCACCTACGGTGCGCCCGCCAACCTGATCGAGACGGTCAACACCATCGGCCTTGCCATGTACGCCCGCCAGCTGGCGCGGCCCGACGGCAGCGCCATCGAGGTCAAGACCGAGGCGTCGATCCTGCCGGTCAACAAGCGCCCGCGCCTGGCGGTGAAGATCCGCAGCAGCAACTGATGAGCATCTTCGCTGTGGCGATCGATGCGCTGTTCGCCGATCCGAACCTTGGCTTCGATGCCGTCTACCGCGCAGGCGGTGCCGATCTCGCTGTGCCGGTGCGCGTCATTCTGCGCCGGCCGGATCGCGTCGGCGAGTTTGGCGACGCCCGTATCGTTGCCGAGACGACGGTATTCGACGTCCGCGTCTCGGACATCGGGCAGCCGGCTGCGGGCGATACGATCGAGTGGGACGGCACCGTCTACAGGATTCAGGATGCGCCGCTGTGCGATGCCGAGCGCCTCGTCTGGTCGATCGAGGGACGGGCGGCATGAGAATTCTGGCTGCCATTCAGGGCGACCTGAAGGAACTGCTGCAGGCAGAACTTCGGGCTGCCGAGCGCGCCGTCACCGCCGGTGTGCGCGCGGCCACCGACGGCCTCAAGACCGAGCTGCGCCGGCAAATCACCGGCGCCGGGCTCGGCAACCGGCTGGCGAACACCTGGCGTGGCGAGGTGTATCCGAAGAGCGGCGAGAGCATCGCTGCCGCCGGCTATGTCTGGAGCAAGGCGCCGCGACTGGTGCGGCTGTACGCCGAAGGAGCCGTCATCCGCTCGAAGGCCGGCCTGTTCCTCGCCATCCCGACACCGGCCGCGGGCAGGTCTGGCGATGCCCGGCGGAAGATCACCCCGGGGGCCTGGGAGCGCATCCACGGCCTGCGGCTCCGCTTCGTCTATCGCCGCGGCAGCCCAAGCCTGCTGGTTGCCGACAACGCCCGGCTGACCAAAGGGGGACGCGCCGCGGCGAACATCGGCCGCAGCAAGGGAGTGGCGTTCACCCGTCTTGCCGGCCGAACCACCGTGCCGCTGTTCGTCCTGGTGCCGCAGGTCAGCGTCCGCAAGCGCCTCGACGTCGAGGGTGCGGCGCAGAAGTGGATGGCGGCGCTGCCGCAGCTGGTGCTGCGGAGCTGGCGGGAAGGACGGTCATGACATCGAAGCGGGAAGAGGTTCTCTCGGCGCTGTCCGGCCGGCTGCGGGGCATTGCCGGCGCTGCGGTCAAGCGCAACGAGGCGCTGCCGGTGAGCGTACCGGCCGGCGGCCTCGTCCTCCTGCGCGATGGCGATCCCGGCGAGCCCGATGTGACGCTCAACCCGCGGACCGAGTTCTTCAGTCACCGTGCCGAGATCGAGGTGTTCGTAACGCGGCCGGTTGATGGCGGTGGCGAGGGGGTGCTCGATGACCTGCTTTCACAGATCGGCGCGGCACTCGCCGCCGACCGCAGCCTCGGCGGCCTCGCCGAGAACCTGTTGTGCAGCGCACCCGAGACCTCGGTGCTGGCGATCGAGGGCGCCGCCCCGATCCTCGCGGCCCGCATCACCATCACCATCGAATACCTGGTCGGCGATCCGCTGACCGCCTGATCGTCCGATCGCACGGAGATCCCGAACATGCCCAAGGTCCGCGCCTACGGCGCCGACGCAACGCTCAAGGCTTGCCGCGAGACCAGCTATGGCGTCGCTCCGCTCACCGGCTATCGCTCGCTCGACTTCAAGTCCTGCGATCTGTCGTCCGAGCAGCCGCTCGGCGACGATCCGCTGCTCGGGCGCGGCCGCAACGCCCAGGATCCCTATCGCGGGCTGATCACCGACGAGGGCAAGATCGAGATCCCGCTCGACCTGCGCGGCTCCGGCTTCTGGCTGACGGGTCTGCTCGGTGATCCGACGACGGGGTGGACGAAGGCGTCCGGGCAGATCGCGTTCTCGGGCCAGCCGGCGCCGAACAGTACGATTACGCTGAACGGCGTTACCTGGACGTTGGTGACCGGCACGCCCTCAGGCAATCAAACGCAGATCGGCGCCGATATCGATGCGACGCTGGCGGCACTCGCATCCGATCTGAATGCATCCGCCGATGCCCAGATCTCGAAGTGCACCTACACGGCGAACACGGCGAACGACCGGCTGGAGATCGAGTTCGACACTGCCGGCACCAGCGGCAACAGCTTTACGCTGGCAACCTCGGCGAACAGCAACGGCACGGTCTCGGCGCCGACGCTGACCGGCGGCGGCTATCGGCACGAGTGGCTGTCGGGCGGCAATAATATCCCGAGCTTTACCTTCGAGATCGGCCATCCGCAGCTGCTCACGCCGGTGTTCTTCCGCCACCTCGGCACGGTGATGGAGAGCCTCGCCTTCGAGATGAGCCGCGAGGGGCCAGCAAACGCCACCGTGCAGCTGGTCGCGCAGGGCGAGGAGAAGGCCGCCGCAACGATTGATACGACGCCGGACACCTTCGCACTCAAGCGTTTCAGCCAGGGCCGCGGCTTCATCAGGCGCGGCGGTGTTTCCCTCGCCGGCGTCACCGCCGGCAGCTTCACCTTCTCCAACAACCTGGAGCGGGTGCGGGTGATCCGCGACGACGGCAAGATCGAGGCCGCGGAACCCACGATCGCGACCTGCACCGGCGCGATGACCGTGCGATTCGATGGCGCGACGCTGGTGGCAGAGGCGGCAAACGGGGAGCCGGTTGCGGTCGAGTACGGCTTCTCGATGGCCGAGGGCTGCTCGCTCTCCTTCGAGCTGTTCCGGGTCTTCTTGCCGAAGCCGAAGTACGCGATCTCCGGACCCGGCGGCGTTGAGGCCAGCTTCGACTGGCGCGCGGCCACCGAGGAGAGCACCGGTACCATGCTGCGCATCCGGCTCGGCAACGATGTGGCGACGTATGCCTAATCAGAGCCCTTTCAGTAATCATTCTGCTATCGATCGTTGAGCCTGAAGGGCGGAAAGATCTCTGGCGGTCCGCGACCGGGAGATGCGGCTTTACCGCGCAGGCTCGCAACGATAGGATCGCAAGTTCCCGCGGAGGTCGAACAAGGTGGGGGGTGATGACTATCTATTACAAAGGAGCTCGGATAGGGAGCTATTGGCACAAGCATGATGCTAGGCTATCTGGCTTTGTCGCAGTGGAGCCCGGAGGTTCAGCAAGTACAGATCGTCTGGCAAATCATATTGCCGAGAGTAATATGACTACCCCTTTCATATCCTTGACCGCTTCTTATTGTGTTGCGCTCGCGTACGCATTGTATGGCGAACGGTTTCCGGACAAGAAGAACCCCGCTTATGTTTATGAAATCGAAATAACTTCGAACAACGGATCAAATATCAGACTGCTGGATCCCGTTAGGGAAATAGTTAACCAGTGCCCAATACCACCGACACAGCTTCCATTTCATCATGATGGCGACCAAGAATTTTTGCTCGGCGTAGTCTCACAACGGTTGCGGAGGTACCGCATGAGAGCAAAGAGGTATCCGCCAGGCTCACACGCTCTTAATGAGCCTGCCAACCTTAATAAAGAACTTCGTGCGCTTATTTTTTGCTTGAGAGACGCGGAAATACTAGCTTTTGGATCTATACCAAAAACGTGTGTTATTTTGCGTCACGAGATTAGGGATATTTAGGAAATGGCTCGAGTGCACAAAATACCTCTGAATAACATCGAACAGCGAGATGCAGATATTGCATTCACTGAGGCCCAAATATTGGCAGATTTTTATGCTCCCCTGGCCATCATTTTTTATGAACAGAATGGGAAACTAAGCGAGCAAGGAATTCCACTTGATTTGGATAAGGGGGTTTTTCTTGGCGAGCTAGATCGATTCAAGAATCCTAGGTCTGTTGCTAGTATGGCCCCTAAGCTAGCGCAGGTGGTCGCTGATTTAGTTTCATTTGATGAGAGTCCGAAGGATAAAAAGAGTGATCAGGGTCCGAGTGGCTCTAGCATATCGGGAATATCGGGCGGTGAGTCAGCATCTGTCAGGCCTTCATCTTCTGCTAGTAGCACAGGTCCATTTGGAGCCATGAGAAGGGCCCTAACGAGGACGGTTGTAAAACGAGATTCTATTAACGATCGGAAAATTGCTCCTCGTAAGGAAATGCCTGGGCCTGAGTTTAATAGAAAACTTCGGTTCTGGGTGGACGAGTGGGCCGCGCTGTGCAAGCCGGATGCGGTGCACTGGTGCGACGGCTCGCAGGAAGAGTACGACACCCTGTGCGAAGAGATGGTGCAAAGCGGCACCTTTATCCGGCTGAACCCGGAGAAGCGGCCGAACAGCTATCTCGCCCGCTCGCATCCGTCGGACGTCGCCCGCGTCGAGGACCGCACCTACATCTGCTCGAAGACCAAGGAAGAGGCCGGTCCGACCAATAACTGGGAAGACGCGGAGAAGATGAAGGGCATCCTCCGCGGCCAGTTCGACGGCTGCATGCGCGGCCGCACTCTTTACGTCATTCCGTTCAGCATGGGCCCGCTCGGCTCGCCGATCGCCAAGATCGGCGTGCAGATCAGCGACAGCGCCTATGTCGCCACCAACATGCGGATCATGACCCGCATGGGACAAGCCGTCCTCGACATCCTCGGCGACGAGGATTTCATCCCGTGCGTGCATTCGATCGGCGCGCCGCTGGAGCCGGGGCAGCAGGACGTGCCGTGGCCGTGCGAGCCGGACATCAGCCGCAAGTATATCTGCCACTTCCCCGAGACCCGCGAGATCTGGTCCTACGGCTCCGGCTACGGCGGCAATGCACTGCTCGGCAAGAAGTGCCTCGCGCTGCGCATCGCCTCGACGATGGCGCGCGACGAGGGCTGGCTCGCCGAACACATGCTGATCCTCGGCCTGGAGTCGCCGCAGGGTGAGAAGACCTACGTCACCGCCGCGTTCCCGTCGGCGTGCGGCAAGACCAACCTCGCCATGATCCTGCCGCCGGACGGCTTCGAGGGCTGGAAGGCCTACACCGTCGGCGACGACATCGCCTGGATCAAGCCGGGGCCGGACGGCACGCTGCGCGCCATCAACCCCGAATACGGCTTCTTCGGCGTCGCGCCGGGCACGTCCTATGACTCCAACCCGATGGCGATGGAGACGATGAAGCCCGGCAACTGCATCTTCACCAACGTCGTGCTGACCGACGACGGCGACGTGTGGTGGGAGGGCATGGGCCCGGCGCCGGCACACGGCATCGACTGGAAGGGCAACGACTGGACGCCGGAATCCGGCACGCCGGGCGCGCACCCGAACGCCCGCTTTACCGCCCCGGCCGGGCAGTGCCCGACCATCGATCCGGCGTGGGAGGATCCGGCGGGCGTACCGGTGTCGGCCTTCCTGTTCGGCGGCCGGCTGTCGAAGACCTTCCCGCTGGTCTACGAGGCGCGCGACTGGAACCACGGCGTGTTCATGGCGGCGACCATGGGCTCCGAGGCGACCGCGGCGGCCATCGGCCAGGCGGCGATCCGGCGCGATCCGTTCGCGATGCTGCCGTTCATCGGCTACAACATGGCGGACTACTGGGGCCACTGGATCAAGTTCGGCCAGCGCACCGACATCAAGCTGCCGAGCATCTTCCGCGTCAACTGGTTCCGCAAGGACGAGAACGGCAAGTTCATCTGGCCCGGCTACGGCCAAAACATGCGCGTGCTGAAGTGGATCGTCGACCGGGTGCGTGGCCGCGCCGGCGCCGTCGAGAGCCCGTTCGGGATGATGCCGACCTACGAGGACATCACCTGGGCCGGTCTCGACTTCCCTAAGGACAAGTACCTGAAGATCATGAACATCAGCCGCGAAGGCGCGATGGCCGAAGCGGAGGAGATCAAGACCTACTTCTCCACTTTCGGCAGCCACGTGCCACCGGAGCTGGAAGAACAACGTGCTGACCTGGAATGGCGTGCGGGACACTCGCCAAGGCTGTGGACGGCGTCTGTATAACACTTCCACAGTTCGGCCGCCCTGCAGCTTGTGGGCGTAACCAAAAAATATCGAACCGAATGCGCGGTTGGTTGATTTCGACGCACTCTTAGCGGCGCGGATGCCGTGGTTGGGGAATGTCCGCGCTACGCGCGCGAAGCCAGCGGTTATATTTCTGACCTTTAAGGGCTTGCATGATCCGTCTCGATCTGAAGAGGGAGCCGCACTGGCTCGACCTCGGGCATGGCGTGCGCCTGCACGTCCGGCCGTGCACGACGGCACTGATGATGGCGGCGCGCGCGGAGACGCAGCGGGCGGCCAGCGCATCGGCAAGCGACAGCGAAGCCGCCGGTATCCGCACCGCGGCCCTGATCAAGGCGCTGGCCCGGCTCGCAGTGTTCGACTGGCAAGGCGTCGGTGATGCTGCGGGAAGCGCGGTGCCGGTAACGCCGGAGAATGTGGACGCGCTGATGGACCTGTGGCCGATCGCCAGCGCCTTCGAGAGTGCGTACCTCGGTCCGGCGATGCTGCTGGACGCAGAAAAAAACGCGCTCGGGCCCGCGCCGAGTGGCACTTCGGTGGCGGGCCCGAGTACTGCACCAACTGCGCCGCGCTGAGCCGTCCCTGCGCCAGGGGCGACGCCGGCACCGATGGCCGACGCTGCCCCTACATCGAGCACGCGCCGCTGACCGATGCCGGCTGGCAGGCCTGGGACGTGATCACCCGCTGCTCGGGCCAGCTGCGCCTCGCACCGAACGGAGGCTCCGTCATCGGCCTCGATCTCGCCGCGGCGGTCTCGCTGGCGACAGCACTTGGTTACGATGCCCGGGCGGTAGCAGAGCTGCTGCCGGCCGCTGAGGCCGGACTCACGAGAGCGCTGAACGAGCGCCTCGCCCAACACGACTGAGGGTCCTCTTCCATGGCCGATCGTAATCTCGCCATCCGCCTCGCCGTGATCGACGGCGGCAAGGTGAAGGCGGAACTGCGCGACGTCGGCGACAGCGGTGCGCGCTCCCTGCAGCGGATCGAAGAGGCGGCGCGACCGGCCTCGCGCGCGCTGCAGGCGCTCGACAGTGTCTCCGCGGAGGTGCGCGGCGGCCTGGAGGCGATGAGCGGCAGGCTGGGCGCGCTGGGTTCCGGCCTCGCCCGGTTGGGACCCCTCGGCCTTGCCGCCGGCGCCGCACTCGCCGGCCTCGGCATCGTGGTGAGCCGAAGCATCGAGGAAGCGGCGAAGGCCGATCAGTCCTACCGCCGGCTGGAGGCGGTGCTGAAGGCGACGGGACATGCCTCGGGACTCACGGCGGGCGAGATCGCCTCGTTCGCCGACGGCATCGAGCGCTCGACGCTGGCAACGGCGGAAGGCGTGGAGGATGCCGCCTCGATCCTCGCCACCTTCCGCTCGGTCTCCGGCGAGACGTTCACCCGGGCACTCAGCCTGGCGCAGGACATGTCCGCCGTGTTCGGCCAGGATCTCTCGGGAGCGGCGACGCAGCTGGGCAAGGCGCTGGAAGATCCCCTGAATGGCCTGACCGCGCTGCGCCGGGTCGGCGTCTCGTTCTCCGATACCCAGAAGGAGCTGATCGGCACGCTGGTCGAGACCGGTCAGCAGGCCGAGGCGCAGCGGGTGATCCTCGATGCCCTCGAACAACAGGTCGGCGGCGCCGGTGCCGCCGAAGCCGGCGGCCTCACCGGTGCGACCAACCGGCTGCAGGATGCCTGGGGCAACCTGCTGGAGGCGATCGGCCGCACGCCGGCGGTCACGTCCATCGCTCAGGGCGCGCTGGGCCTGCTGTCCGGCGCGATCGAGGGGATGACGTCGGTCATCGAGGACGACCCGATCGGCGAGCGCATCGCCGTGGCAACGGCAGAGTTGACGAGGGTGCGCGACGCGCTGGCACGCCTGGAAGCAGGCGGACCCGGTACGCCGATGCTGGGTCAGCGCTTCGCCATCGACGAGCAGCGCCAGCGCGTGGCGGCGCTGGAGCAGGAATTGGCGACGCTCACCCGCATCGGCGCGGCAGAAGCGCAAGCCGCAGAGCAAGAACGAGCCCACGCCGAGGCCGGCAAACTGGCAGCGGAGGCCGAGCGGCGCGCCGATGCCCTCGCTTCCCAGCGCAGCCAGCTGGACAAGGCGCTGGAACAGCTGGCGACCGGTCCCGGCGAGCGCATCGCCCAGGTCAACCGTGAGTTGGCCGAGACGAAGAAGCGCCTGGAGGCGCTGCGCGCACCCGACGGCGGCAATGGTGGAGGCATCGACGCGGCTGTCCGTGAGGCTGAAGAGATCGCCCTGCGCAGGATCGCGGCGATCAATCAGCCGGTAGAGGAGGCGGCCACGCGCGCCCGCGAGACCCTCGAACGGCAATCGGCGGCCGAACAGGCGGCAGCGGAGCGCGTCTGGCAGGCGAACGAGAAGGTGATCGACGATCTGGCGAAGCAGCTGGCGCTGTTCGGCGACGAGCGCCGGCAGTTCGTCGACCAGGCGCTGTCACGCCTGTCAGAGACCGCCACCGACGAGCAGTGGGTGCAGGTCCAGCGGCTGGCGGGCGCCCTCTACGACGAGAAGCAGGCGCGCGAGCAGCTGGCCGAGAGCCTGCGCACCGAACAGCAGCTGCGCCATCAGGGTGCGCGGCTGACCGAACAGATGCGTACCCCGGCGGAAGAGCTGGCAGCGACCTTGCAGCAGCTGGATGCGCTGATGCAGGCCGGCGCCATCGATGCCGAAACGCACGGCCGCGCCATCGCCGACGCGTACCACGAGGCGGAGCAGGCGGCCGACCGCATGCTGGCTGCCAGTCGCGACTGGCAGGATGGAGTGACCCGTGCGCTGCGCGACTATGCCGATCAGGCGATGGATGCGGCGAGCGCTGCCGAGCAGGTGACGACCCAGGCGTTCTCCGGGATGGAAGACGCGCTGGTCGGCTTCGTGACCACCGGCAAGCTCGACTTCGCCTCGCTCGTCGATGCGATGATCGGCGATCTTGCGCGGCTGTCGATCCGCATGGCGGTGCTCGGTCCGCTGGCGCAGGCGCTGAGCGGCGGGCTCGGCGGCCTAGTCTCCGGGCTGTTCGGTAGCGCACCGACTCCGACCGCCGGCAGCGGCGAGCCCGGCGCGGCTCCGGGGCCCGGCACCGGCGGGCTCTACGCTGACGGCGGCGTGTTCGCGCACGGCACTGTCATCCCCTTCGCCCAGGGCGGCGTCGTCGACCGGCCGACCCTGTTCCCGATGGCGCACGGCATGGGCCTGATGGGCGAGGCCGGGCCGGAAGCGGTGCTGCCGCTGAAGCGGCTTGCCTCCGGCCGGCTTGGCGTCGAAGCGGCGGGCGGACCGCAGGTCACCGTCAACGTCATCAACAATGCGGGTGCCAAGGTGACGACCGAAGAGCAGCGGGACCCGAGCGGCAACCTGAGCCTGAGCGTCATCATCGACGCGGTCGAGGTGGCGATGGCGCAGCGGGCAACGCGGTCCGGCAGCACGCTCAACCGCGCGCTTGCCGCCGCGGCGAATCCAATCCGGGCGCGATAGGCAGTGCCAATTCCCTCGTGGCCGGCGTCGCTGCCGCAGCGGCCGCTGGCCGACGGCTTCTCGGAGACGACGCCGAACCTGCTTGTGCGCAGCGCTACCGACATCGGGCCGGCGAAGGCGCGGCGACGGACAACGGCCGGCGTGACCAAGCTGAAGGCGGCGTTCCGGCTCAGTCCGGCGCAGCTCGCCGCCTTCCGCAGCTTCTTCGCTGCCGATCTGCAAGGGGGTGCCTTGTCGTTCTCGTGGACGCATCCGGTGACCGGTGCGGTTGGTTCCTTCCGCATCGTCCCGCCGCCGAGCATCGAGCCGATCGCCGCCGGCATCGCCTGGCGGGTTAGCCTGGATCTGGAGCTGCTGCCATGATGCATTCAGCGCAAAGTCCTTCGCTTGCGGCTCAGTGTACTTTGCGCTGGGCAGTACGGAGTGTGAACGGCTTGGGCCTGCAGCCTCCGCTTCGCACAGGGGTTGCCCCTACAGGATCTCCTCTCGCGGGGGGAGGGTCTGAACCGCTTCTTTCCGCAAGTCCGAACGAAAGTACACCGAGCGCTAGCGAGGGACTTTCGTTCGAGGTACTGCCATGACCCTGACCGATGCCGCCACCCGCGAACTCGCCGCGCAGGACTGCGCCACGCCCTGGCTGGTGCTGCTGGAGATCGGCCACCCGCAGCTGCCGGCACCGTTGCGGCTGACGTCGGATGGCGTCGCGACCCTCAGCAACGGGGCCAGCTACGAGCCATTCCCGTTCGAGGTGACATTGCCCGATGACGCCGAAGGCCGCGCGCCGCGGGCGCAGATCCGCATCGACAACACCAGCCAGGAGGTGGTCGCGCTGCTGCGCGGGCTGACCACGCCGCCGTCGCTGACCATCCGCATCGTCCGCAGCGCCGATCCCGACGTCGTCGAGCGCGAATGGTCCGGGCTCGAATGGCGAGCCTCGACCTTCGACGTCGGCTTCGTCACCGGCACGCTGAGCGTCGACGACCTCGCCGCCGAGGAGTTCCCCTACGTCACCTTCGACGGGCGGTTCAAGGCCTTGTGGCCTTGAACAGGAGACAGGAACCAGGAGCCAGGAGCCAGGAAAGGGGTTTGCCGCGGATGCCTGATCATTCGTGCCATGGAGTTCGTCCTGGTCCCTGGATCCCGGCTCCTGGTTCCTGGATCGCCGGCTATGTCGGCATTCCGTTCCTCGATATTGGCCGAAGCGGGGCGGGGTGTGACTGCTGGGGGCTGGTGCGGCTGGTGTTGGCCGAGCAGGCCAGCGTCCAGCTGCCGTCGCTGGCGACCTGCTACGGCAGCGAGGCTAATACCGCCGGCGTCATCGACGCAGTCGAAGTCGAACGAAGATCCAATGCCTGGCAACGGATAGAGCCTGGGGTCGAGCAGGCGTTCGACGTCGTCGAGATGTCGGGTGCGGCGTGGATTCCCGGCTCCGGCTGGGTGTTCGGTCCGCTGCACGTCGGCGTCGTCGTGGCGTCCGGCTGGCTGCTGCACGTCGAGCGCAACACCGCCGCGGTGCTCGCCCGCTACCGCGAGGACCAGGGAATCCGCAGGCGGGTGCTGGGGTGCTGGCGGTTCAGGAACCAGGAGCCAGGAACCAGGGGTCAGGAAGGAGGTCGGCATGATCGCTCCAGTCTCTGAGCCACACGCCCTTTGTTCTTCTTCGTCCTGGCTCCTGGGTCCTGGCTCCTGTCCTCTGATCGTTTCCTGCTGCCCGCACCCGTTCGAGCAGCGGCGGGTTGATTATGCGGTGCCGCCGGGGCTGACGATTGCCGAGATCGTCGAGTTGATCCAGCCGGACCCGCTGCTGCGTGCGCACGGCGTGGCCTTCCTTGGCGAGCAGGCGATCGAGCGGGCGCACTGGCATCGGGTCCGGCCGAAGCCGGGGGCGTATCTGTCGATCCGGCTGCTGCCGGCAGGGGGTGGCGGCTGGCGGATCGCGGCGATGGTCGGCATCGCGATTATCGCCGTCGTCACCACGGCGCTTACCTACGGCGCACTCGCGCCGGTGTGGGGAACGACCGCGGCGGCGATCGCCGGCGGCCTCGCCGGTGCCGCGGTGACGCTGGGCGGCACGCTGCTGGTCAACACCTTCCTGCCGCCGCCTGTCCCGGAGCTGTCGAAGGACAAGGGGACCGAGAGCCAGACCTATCAGATCCTCGGCGCCCGCAACCGCATCGACATCTGGGGCAAGGTA